GGAGGGTGATGCTGAACTTACCCTCGAACTCTGGAATTACTTCTCCGTTCAACTTGGCAAAGAAGGTTTGTGGCCTATCGCCAATCTCGAACTTGATCTCCTCCCATGTCTGGTCGATATGACCATGCGGGGTGTCCGGGTAGATACGGATAAGGTCGAGCGAACGCGGGATGGTTTGCTCAAGCGAGAACGGGAAGTCCTCAAGGAGATTAAGCGCATCAGCGGCACGGATGTCGAAATCTGGGCTGCACAGTCTCTCGCTAAAGCGTTCGATAAAGTCGGCGTCAACTATCCACGCACTGAAAAGGGCGCACCGTCGTTCACCAAACTCTTCCTCCAAGAGCATGAGCATCCACTCGCGCAACTCGTCACCCAAGCTAGGAACCTGAACAAGACATCCGGCACCTTCATCAATACAATCATGAAGCACTGCCACGCTGATGGTCGAATACACTCCCATATCAATCAAATCCGCTCTGACGATGGAGGCACCGTATCGGGCCGTATCTCCATGTCTAATCCTAACCTACAGCAAATCCCGGCCCGCGACCCTGAACTGGGACCAATGATTCGTTCGTTGTTCCTACCAGAGGAAGGTGAACAGTGGGCGGCCATTGACTTCTCGCAACAGGAACCGCGCATCTTGGTCCATTATGCGCATGTATACGGAAAAATGCGAGGCGTTCAATTGGAGGGAGCCAAGGAGTTTGTCAACGCATACAACGACGATCCGGACACTGACTTCCATACAATGGTTGCGGAGATGGCTAACATACCGCGGAAGCAAGCCAAGACGATCAACCTTGGCATGATGTACGGAATGGGTGTGAACAAACTATCTGAGCAACTGGACCTGTCGGTCGAAGAAGCGAAGGGGTTGACCAAGCAATACCATGACCGCGTACCGTTTGTGAAAGGACTGATGACTGGCGTCATGAACCGACTGAACGAGAAGTCGAGTGGTGGTTCGCTGCACTCGCTCCTTGGTCGTAAGTGTCGCTTCGATCTATGGGAACCCGATACGTTTGCCATGAACAAGGCGCTGCCTTACCGGGAAGCGGTTGACGAATATGGGCCCACGACCCGTCTCAAACGGGCCTACACCTATAAGGCGCTCAATCGTTTAATCCAAGCATCTGCCGCGGATATGACGAAAAAAGCGATGGTGGACCTCTACAAGATGGGCAAGCTGCCGATGATCCAAATCCACGATGAGATAGCCATGTCTGTTAAAAGTGTTGACGAAGCTAACGAAATCGCTAAGGTCATGGAGGATGCTGTCCCCCTCGAAGTACCCAGTAAGTGCGATGTCGAGATCGGACCTTCATGGGGCGAAGCTAAATAGCAACTCCATACTGCTCGTGGCCCACGCCTGTGGCCTCTCAACTACCCCGCTCCGGCGGGGTTTTTCTTGCATTCTTGTATAATCTCCTATATTATCGTAGACATCCGGGGGCATCGGAGATAGATTAATGGATACAGATCGTTGGAAAAGCATTCTCGTACCGCGGGAAGTGTATGAAGAGATAAAGGCCCTTTCGAAAAAGGAAGGCCGAACCATCGGCGGACAATTACGTCTGGTCTTTGAGTGGTATATGGAGACAGCACATGATGGAAGCAACGGGGGAAACGGGACAGTTCCACAAAAGACTGGTGGAAAATAAGTGCCCCAAGTGTGAGCAAGCCCTCACGGTGACCGGTAAATCCGACACCCAACTCTTCCGCATGTGTAAGACCTGCCACCTCTCTATTGTTGATCCCCTCGACGCTGGGGAATACCCAGAAAACTTGAATGAGATATGCGATTAACTGTTGCATATCCCATATTGGTGGGGTTATACTACGCTTGAACATGGTGAACATGTTCTCCGTAGTTAAAACCAGCCCCAGTACGGTTGCCCCCGGCTGGGGCTTTTTTATCTTAGGAGGATAACCATGGACGAACTAAACCTACGCGTATCAGAAATACCTTGGCCTTACGCAGTCAATCAGGTGAACAAAGCCGTCACCGATTTCCAAAAACAACTCGAAGAAAGCGGCAGCGAAGAAGACAAGCAACGCAGTGCGGAGCTTGAGAAGTGTTGGCAACGAATCCTTCAGGGTTGACTTTTCTATATAAAATCCCATACAATCTCTATGTAAGTCTACATGGAGAACGTTATGAAAGATTTGATTACCATCGAAGAAGTGTGTGACCTCGCGCAGGTCAGCAAGCCCACCGTCTACCGAAAGGTAAAGGTGGGTGAATTTCCATCCCCCGTCAAAGTTCCAACCACCGCGACCCGCGGGCCAAAGATGGTTAACCGTTGGGAACGCGGCGCTATCCTAGCTTGGTGCTTTAAGAACAACGCCGAACGTCTGGCCGTCGATGTCGCAGTTGAAGAGACTGACGCGCATTGGGACACGGACCACGAACCATGGTACGTCAAGCATAAGTTCATCCTGCAAGCCGCTGTTGGCGGATTCCTTGCAGCTATCGCGTTCGCTTATTTTGGATGAAGGACGATCTCAAAGATAAATGGTGGGCGTGGCACAAAGAGAACCCAGAGTTCTATGAGCTATTCAAAAAGTTCACCTTTCAAGCGATCCAAAAGGGGCACCGCAAACTTTCGGCATGGCTTATCGTCAACAGGATTCGGTGGGAAACGATGATCGTAACCACCGGTAACGAATACAAAATCTCTAACGACTTCATTGCGCTTTACGCCCGGTTGTTTATGCACGAGTACCCAGACTACAAAGGGTTCTTTCGCACTAAACCAATGAAGCGTGTCTACATCGCAGAGGAGGAACGTGATGAAAATACTAACTATTGATATGCACCCGTCCGTCGGGACGCAACTTAACTACAGCGTTACATCGTGGAAGTGGGGCAAAGACATGATTGAGCTAAAGCTCGACAACGGCAAGATCGTCCAGATCAACCCAGCTTACGTCATTGCCTTGATCCACGCCGAAGTAGAAGACGATGACGAAGGTGCCGTCCCACCCGTCAAAGAATACGAGGACCGGCTATGAACGGTAAACGGCCCGCGATCCTACGCATGAGAGATGGCTCACTGAGCGATCAGGCTTGCTTCGACCTCTGCTCCTTCTGGGCAGAGGAAGACGAGTGGGAGGGCAAAGACGAAGCCAACTACTGGAAAGAAAAAGCCGACGAGTTCAAGTGGAGCCTAAAGATGAACCTCAAGGCGTGGACCTCATCACCCGCCATCGAAGACCGCCTCGCTGCCGAAGCAGCCAAGTGGCAAGAACATACCTTCCAATGGGACGACCGAATGGACTACTTCGCCGTCCACCCGTCCGCGACGATATAACTTTCTAAAAAATTAGCTTGACATCTATGCGATAGTATGCGATAATGCTTTTATCGGTTGGAAGACCCTGCCGATTGGAGACGGGCAAAGTCTCCACGTTCTTTGACAATTTAACTACGGAGAAAAGACGATGAGCAAACTCACGTTTGAGCCTTCCTATGACATCGAGTCGTATGACAAGGAAAACCCAAAAGAGATCGAACATCACTTCTTTGGAAGCAGCGCCACCCAGTGGTACACCGATGTCGATTTCCACAAGGTTCACAAATACATGGCCAAGCAAGGATACTCCTTCAACATGTATTTTGTGCCAGCACACGCTAGAGCCAGCTACGACATAATGAACTACGCACCGCAAGGGGTGGACGCTCATTACTTAGGAACGTATCACGTAGACTGAAACACGGCCCCCGGTCTTCGGATCGGGGGTTTTTTATGCGAGGGAGGTGGCCCGCCCCCGCCGTTTGATGCAGGGGTCATAACTCCCCCACTAGGAGTGAACAGGGACGGGCCGAGGGGCAGTATACAGGAATCAGGGGCCGCGGCGCACGGTACACTTAAACGCCGTTTACTTATATATAGAGCAAAAATAAAAAATAAATTTTTTCGGTAAAATAGCCGTAACCGGTGTAACCGTGTAACCGGAGCAAGCAAGCTCTTGTTATATATAGAGATTTTAAGTTACATAAGTGAAAAACAAAAAAGTAACCGTATCCGAGTTTGTGTAACCAGAAAGGGCAAGATTGCGTATAGGGAGGTCAGATCGTTTTTTATTTTTTTTTGATTTCTTGTCTATATATACAAAGCAGGTTAGTTTTATGGCAAACTATCGCCAAATAACTGGAGAATTAAATGCCAAGTAAATCAGTAGCTCCGGCCCCAAAGAAAAGGGTAGGACGACCTAAGGCAACCAAAGCCCAGCAGCTAACGCGAAAGCAAGAACTGTTTGTCAAAGAACTGGTATCGAAGGATGGTCAGATCACAATGCGTGAGGCAGCGATCAATGCTGGATACCCCGCAGGGTCTGCTCACACCAGAGCGTATGAACTAACCAACCCAAACATCAGCCCCCACGTTGTGGCGGCAATCCAAGCTTATCGTGCCGAACTGGATGAAAAGTTTGGTGTGAACTACCAACGTCATTTGCGGGACCTTCAGGTCATTCGCGATATGGCATTAAACAATGGCGCATACAGCGCAGCCGTTCAGGCAGAATACAGGCGCGGGCAAGCGCAAGGTGACATTTATGTAAACAAGAGCGAAATCCGCACTGGCAGCATTGACAGTATGAGCAAGGATGAAGTGTTGAGGGCGCTCAAGGAGATTAAACAAAGTTATGCCCCGATCACTATC